CCTAATATCAAGTATATACTTCCCCACATTTTAATTCATTCCTGAATTCTACCATGAGATTTCAAAATTGTTAATGTTTTAAAAATAAAAAAAAATAATATATTAACATTTTCGAAAACCCATGTTAAAATTATTTTAAAACAGAAAGGAGTACTTTATGACCGGAAAAGATAAGACTTGTGAAGTATGTGGACACACTGAATTTTTTGCAGGGGTAGCTTCAAGTGGATTAGCCCCTATGTCTTGTGCATGGTGTCATTTATGCATTAATATGGGAGCAGAAATGAGAATTATAGTTGAAGGGACTGTTCAATCATGTGGGGGAATTGAACATGTTCATGAGAAAGTAGGATTGGTTTATTTTGATCGACAAAAAGATTCTTATATTGATTACAGAAGTAAAGAAGTACTTCCAATAAAAACGAAAGATGATAAAGAATTTCTAACACGAACAGAATTCATGAAATACGAAAAGGAATTGAACAAATGAACATAAGAAAAAACATTTGGGTATATAAATATCAACCTGAGACCTTTCAAGATATTATTCTTAATGATGAGATTAAACCAAAACTGAATAAAGCAGTAACAGAACTTCCAAATCTTTTGTTATATGGGAAAGCAGGACTTGGAAAGGGATGCTTTGCAAATGTATTAATCAAAAAAGATAATATTGATTACATGTGGATCAATGCTTCTGATGAATCAGGCATTGATGTAGTTAGGAGCAAAATTAGACCTTTTGCAACTGCAATGTGCATGAAAGATATGAAGGTTGTGGTTTTAAATGAATGTGACTCTTTAACTTCAGGCCCACAAGGGTCTCAAAAAATGTTACGGCAATTAATGGAAGATACCTATCATCTTTGCCGATTCATCTTAATTTGTAACTATGAAAATTATATTATTGATGAGATTAAAAGTAGATGTACTGTCCTTAGATTTGATAATCCACCAAAAAAAGAAATCGGCAAGCTATGCCTGAAGATTCTTAGACAAGAAAACATAAAATTTGAAGGCAAGACTGTAATAGAGATTGTTACAAAATGTTATCCCGATATTAGGAAAACCATTAATGTTCTTCAAGAAAACTGTATTGAAGGAAAACTTACAGGATCAAGAATTTATGCTTCTGAAGTTTTATTTGAAAAGATTTTTTCTTTAATTCTTACACAAGATTTAGAATCTATAAGACAAGAATTGAAATCAAATTATATCCCATATCCAGAATTATATGAATATATGTATGAAAGAGCAGGGGAGTTCAAGGAACCTGGGGCAGCAATCCTATTAATAGGAAAGCATTTATTTCAGGATAACTTTGTAGGAATTAAAGAAATTAACTTTATTAGCATGATCGTAGATATGATCTACTCAAAGGTGATTTAATGCCAGCAAAAAAAATAGATGAAGTGACTTTGTTCACTTTCTTAAATCAGATACAGACTAAAAGAAAAACCATAGAATATGACAGGAAAATTGCTCCTGCCTTCATGTTAAGCCACTGGTTAAGTCATGATAAAGACTTAATAGAAAAGGTCAATAAAATTAATCACTATCAATTCCTGTTGCCTGATGATGTTATATATGAATATTACATGGATGCTTTGCCAACAGGAAAGAGATATATCAAATGGATTAAGAAAAGAAAAGAAGACGAAAAAATGGAAAAGAGAATTAAAAAGCTTCAAGAACATTTTCCTCAATTATCTACAAGAGAGTGTAAAATGCTTTTGACCTATTTAGTTAATAAACAAAAATAAATTGTGGAGGGAAAAATGCTAATCAACATTAAAAATTTTAGAGAAGTAATTACAAAAGCAACTATGAATTTTAGTATTGAGACATTACAATTAAGATTCAGTGATAGAATTGTATCAGACTCTATCAATGGAAATGGAACATCTATTTCTATATTAGATGTTGAAAATAATGTGCTTGATACCCATGAAGGACTAACTTTTAACTTTGCTGATCCTGCAAACAATGTAATCCCGTTCATCCAATTGTTTGACAGTGAAGAAGTAAACCTTTCATTGACTGATCTTTTTATGAAATTTAGAGATGGAGCACAAATTACAAAAGTTGGGTTTTGTTCTGATCGTGCTGTAAAAAGACTAGGAACAGATGATGTAAAAGACGTTGAATGGTTTTATGATCTTGAAATTGATCAAGATTTAATAAACAGCTTTGATAAAATCAAAAAGATTGGATCAAGATTTGGAAAAGTCTATATATCAGTAGATAACAAAAGACTTTTTTTGGAAACTGCTGATAAAGTAAATAGATATTCTAATGCTGTAAAGTTCAAATTAGCTGATATTGATATGGATAATTTGAGTCTAGCCTATGTATATCAAGACATGTGCAATTTCTTTCATTGTATTGAAATGGATTTGGAAAAGAACTTTACTTTAAAGGTGTCTTTTGATAGTGAACAGGGTCTTGGTTGCATTTATGCTTTTTCAGAGCATGGAAATGAGAAATATTCGTTGATTTCAAGGGAAAATTTATAAAAAGGTTGACAATCTTATGATTTTCTGCCATAATGTTTTTTAAAGATTAAGGGATATTTCTAATATTTTCAGTGTTATTTTTTATAAATATGATTGAGGTAGTTTTTTTTATTGACATTCTATTCCAATCATGATACGATGATAATTATTCAGTCGAAAATTTTTTGATTTCATGTGTATCAAAATCTAACTTAGGAGGGTTTTTAAGATGAGTGATTTTTTTGATCAAGATAGTGGCAGAGAAGATATGGATGATGCCGTTCCTACCATTGACAATCCCAATGAACCTACCGTACTGGTTAACGGTAGTCACCAACCTTTAGAAGTTGGTGCTCCTTTCTTACAGTCCGTTCAGGGAATTGCTCTGCAAGCAGGGTTTGGTAAGTTTAAGGTTTGGTTGAATGGAACCGAAGTTCGGCCTAGCTCTGCTCCTGCTGAAGTTACCTCTGATATGAGGGTTGAAATCAGACCCTTTGATGAAGCAGGGTGAATTTCTGACCTTGGCCTAGTTAGGTAAAGAGAAGTCTACTTTGACTTCTCTTACCCAACAAAATCCTAATTTGGAGTGATAAAAATGGCAGTTTTTTCAAACTTTGCTGATGAAGTTCAATCAAGACATAAAGAAATGCTAGATGAGCTTGAGACTATTTCGATAGATGATCTCAAAAGTGATGGTGTTTCTTTGTCTTTTGGTGGAAAAACTTTTAAGTTTACTGAACTTGAAATCATTCAGGATGAATCATTAGAAGATAAACTAAAGAAGGAATACAGAACCAAACTGAATGAGCAACAGCAAAGAATTCGAAAAAAGATTAATACCAAAATAAATGAATTGCTATTAATGCATCAACAAAAACAGCAGGAATTAGATAGGAAGGAACAACAGATTAGATTAAAATATCAAAATTCTGCAATGATGCCTGAAATAACTGAAAAACATCTGTTAAAAGGTTTGAGTGTAGTCAAAGGTAGTAATAATGATGAATTAACTTGGATATATAGGGGAATTTATAATCCAAGATTTGTACTAGTCGTTGATAGTAATAGTTTTAGTAGAGCAAAAAGCAAAAAACCTATTCCTGCAAGACTAGTCAATCGGATGAAAAAAGAAATTCTCATTATTATCAGAACCAAAAAAGATCAAGTAACAGGTGTCAGAACCAAAAAAATTAAAATGGATAATGCTCATGATTCAGCATTACCTTCATTTCCTCATTATCATCAAACTACTTCAGGTGATTGTTGGGGATCATGGTCTTATTCCAAAAAATGGTCAACTCCTGATAACATCATGAGAATAGCAAAAGATGCCGAAGCTGTTCTTGAGACCATCAATCATGGAAGCATTGCCACTAGAGCACCTGCTAAACTCCCTAAATTAAAGGTTCTACTTGATGCTGTTGAAGATGTTGAAGGAATTGAACCTACAACTGTAAGTGCTGATAATGATACTGAAGATGTTTGGCAATCAGTTAACGTATAATTGAAAAGGCAAGAAATTATATGACTCTCTATGAAAGACAAGAAACTTTAGAATTGACTGCTCCCAAAAAAATAGCAGTTGTCGGATGTGGGGGGATTGGATATTGGGTAGCAAAATTTCTAGCTATGTCAGGTTGTGAATATCTTGAACTTTATGATCCTGATGTACTAGAAGAAAATAACTTCAATAGACTTGATATCCCTATCAGGTTTATTGGAAATAATAAAGCCGATGTTACCAAACAGGCTATCCTATCCTTGAGAGATGAATGTACAGTTTATTCCTATCCATTCAAATTCAGTGACTTATCAGGGTCACTTGATTGGATAATTGACTGTACGGATGATGGAAAATCACAATTAGAAAATCAGGAAATTGCAGCAAGTATGGGAGCAAAATACTGTAAAGCAGGTTATGATGGAGAAGGATTTGGTATTCATAACACTGTAGCCGAATGGGGGGAAAGTACCGATGGATACACCATTGTTCCCTCATGGGTCGTTCCTGCTACTATAGTTGCTGCTCTTACTGTAGCAAAAGTAATGAAATATCCTGATAAGGAAGTTATTTCTTCAATACCTCATCTTTTTAAGTATGATAGATGAAGTATTGTTTAACACTAACTTAAAAATATTGAATGAATAAACTCTATAAAATGATTTTTGAATTAAGTCTTGCTGCTGATGATTACATTAGAGCTTATCAAGGAGCAAGACAAATTGTAAAAATTGATGAAGAAAATATAAAACTGGTAAATTTCGATTTCAAATTTAAAAATATTATTTGTGATAATGATAATTTAACAGAAGAAGATGAAATAGAAATTTTAGCTAATAAGCATAGACAAAAAATAACTATGATGGAAAAAATAAATAGTTATTATGAGGATATAAAAACGGATAGTTTATTTACATGTAAAAAATGTGGACTTCAATATTCTGTTTATCCTCATATTGCTAAAAAAAATTCTTTATGTGGAACCTGTAAAAAAAAGGAAAATAAAATGGACGGTTTTACAAAAATGTTAAACAAAATGAGTGAAGGAGAGTTGACCGAAAAGGTAGCATGTGTAATTGATCTTTTAAAAAAAGATATCAAAATGCCTACCAGAACCATTATGAAAGAAGTGGATGAAATGTGGGAAGGTAGAATTACCGTATCAGAAAGATATGTCCAAAGAATCCGTAAATGGTTTAGAGTAAAAGCCGAAAAGGAGCTAGAAATGAATCAAAAAGATGTGTTTGATTCAGGTCGTGGTTTGCATGAATGGCAAATAAACGTGCTGAATATGGCAAATGAGGGGGGATGGTCTATTCAACAAATAGCCGAAAGCATTGATAAGACTGCTGTTGAAGTTAAGGAAACATTAACACAGAACAAACACATGATTTCCAGTGAAGTATTAGATGAAGAAGTAAGTGATGTTTATTTTGATCCTAATTCCAAGAAAGGTCTCGTAGAACTTAATTCACATGATCTTGATTCACATGATCTTGATCCAGATTATAATCCCGATATTCCCCCATTTGAAGAAGATGTAACATATGGTTCATTGAGTGGGGCTGAACTTTCTAAACATGATGAACCTGCTGAACCTGCCAATGATGAATTTTGGGAAGTAAAAATTGATTGTGTTACGGCATGTAGCAAAACCGAAGATGAAATTGATGTTTTCATGAGCAAGAAAGCACGAAATGTTGCCATGTCTTATATGAAATGGGCAAAAAATCGTGAATGGCTAGCCTACCTGATTGGTGATAAAGATGAAAAGGGATTCAATGTCTATGATCTATATCTTCCCGATCAAAGGACTTCAGCCGTATTAGTTGATAAAGTTGTAGCTGAAAAATACAATGAATTAAAAATAATCGGTGTCATTCATTCTCATCATGAAATGGGAGCAGGGGATGCCGATAAACCATCTTTTAGTGGACATGATGCCGATTTCATCAACTCAAATCATGATTTGAGTCTCCTAGCAGGTAGAAATGATAATGGGGGATTCAAAATAGTTGGTATTGCTAGGGCTAAAACTCCTTGTAATGCTTTGATGAAAATTAAAGCCAATGTCAAAGCAATGAAGGAAGAACTTTCTGAACATGAATCTGCTTTGAAAAATGAATTCTTCTCCAAAGTCTTCAACAAAAAAGAAGAAGAAAAAGAAGAAGTAAATTCAGATCGTAGTTCAGGGCAATACCATTTTACAGATAACCCAAACTATAGAAGGGGGTGATTAAAACCGATACTATAGACTAAACGAAAGTTGACTGACTGACTAACTAAAACAAACACACTACTAGAAGGAGAATAATATGAAACCTATGAGATTAAGTAGATATGATTAAAAAATTAAAAATTATATTTTTATAATTATGAATGCCTAATTAAATTAGATTATATTATTTAAGAGAAAAGATATCTATAAGCCTACCCTCTGAAACCTTTTGAAGGAATCAAAATATCTCAAACTTTCGGACTCGTAGCAAAGATATCAACAGATTAGATTATTATAGAAAGAATTATTAGAAGAATAGGGATAGGGAGTATCATATGACGATATGATTTCTCCGTGATGTGATATGACGATATTACATCTACAAATGCTGTCATTGCCCCTGTATTAACACATATTGGAAGTACGGGGGCAAAAACATAAGTTGGTTAAGCGGAAGTAACTCAACTGGTAGAGTACAGGCTTTCCAAGTCTGAAGTTCAGAGTTCAAATCTCTGCTTCCGCTTCAAGGAGAGAACAGAAAATGGAAGAAAAAGATAGAAGAAGTATAATGCCAGGGCCATTTCCACCTCCACCTCCACCTCCATACAATGAAATGCATCATATGGGAGTACGTTTAATTCAGATGGGACTTGAAATGTTACAAAATTGTGAACCTATATATCCTGAACCCTATTATGCTTCAGAAGCAGGAGCAGAAGAAGAAAGAGAATCAGGTTGAAAGTAACTCCTTGTGTTGGTTGTGGTTATTGTTGTGTACAGGCAATGTGTGTTGTAGGTAGTCACTATTTTGGAACTACAGTTGAAAGATGCCCATATCTAATATGGATTAAAGATAAATATCGGTGTAAACTGGTAGTAGATAGATTAGTTAATCCTAAAGAATTATATATAGGTGATGGTTGTAGTTCATCTTTATTCAATGATTGGAGAACCGAAGTAAAACAACGCTAAAATCCTCCTTTAGCAATGTGAAAATGAGAAAAGGCTAAAACCCCTTTCTCATTTTTTTTTCTACTTTTCCTCACTTTTCCCTAAAAAATATATAAATATAATTAAAATTTGTGTTTTTAAGGGAGTAATATATGCCAAAAGGTGGAGAGAACGAAAGAAAAGTTTCTAAGTTTTTAACAAAATGGTTGACAGGAAAAGAAAAGCCTTATATGTTTTGGAGACAAGATGCTTCAGGTGGACTAGCTACTGTTCATATTGAAAATGTCCACATGACAGGTGATATAGTCTCTATCCATCCCGACTCCCAATTCTTCACTGATGTTTTTTCTATAGAATGCAAGACCGGATATCCAGATACTTCCTTCTGGCAGCATTTCAACAAAACTAAATTTGGTATAGAAGAATTTTGGAGACAAACATTAGAAGATTCTAAAAAGTCTTCTAAAAATCCAATGCTTATTTATCGAAAAAAGAATAGAAAATGGATTGTTGGTATAAATAGAGCTATACAGCTAAAATTACAGAAACAGATTTGGAGATTAAATTGCATTATTGTCTGTTGGAATCCTAAGCAAATTCCTAAATATAGTCCTAAGTTTATACAGAATCCAGATCAAAATTTAATCCTGTATGATATGGAGTTATTTTTTAACAAAGTCAAACCTGTTGATATCACTAATATTAAAAACTATTGACATTTACACTTATATGTGATAGAGAAGGAATAATAGGGGATAACTATGGCTACTCTCAATTTAACAGCTTCCGAATTTTCTGATATCGGTATGATTTGGTTATTTGATCAAGTAATGAATCCTGATCAAATTCAAAATGATGCAATGAAAGAATTTATTCAGAAGCATAGTTCAAAGATAAAAACTCCTTTAATGAAGTACTACCTTGATAGTACGGGTGAAACCAGAATAAATTATAAAAGAATTAAAGGAGTATTTGATGGGTCTAATCAAGCAGTACAACAAATTAGGATTGGGCCAGATGAAAAAATTGAAAAGATAAAAAAAGGCAAAGAAGGAATCATAAAAAAAATTATAAAGAAGATACTTGCCAAAGAGCAACTTACAATCGAAGATGAATTAATATTAAAAAATGAGTTAAATGAGTTAAGTGAATATCAAGAAAGGAGTGATATTTAAGGGGGATTAATAATGGGTGAATTAGCAGGTAATTTTAAGGATAGTCCTGAAGGGCAAATAGCAAAAGATACAGAAAATAAAGCAGTAGAACCACCTGAAGGAAAAGTTGCAACTCATGTACCTGATTGTTTTGCAGATGCAGAAAACAGTAGAGATAAACTTCCTGTTTTCAAGGTAGGACATGGAGAATTCTATCAGAACATGAATTATGGTAGACAAAGAATCAGATTTAAAAGTGGTACTGATGTTCAAAAATTTATGCAAGGGAGCAAGTATAAACAGTCATTTTGGATTCAACATGATAAGGATGGATATATGCGTAAAATAAAGTAGAAAAGTCCTTAGAAGGAGTGTTAAATGGAAACTGTGGACATAGGAACAAATACAACTTTATTAATTGATTTCAATAATCTTGCAATAAGGGGATATTTCGGAGCTAAAGAGATAACAGAAGACCCTGATAATATTCAATGGGGTCTTTGGAGATATAATGTTTTTAACTCAATATATCAATCACTTTGGCATATTAAAAGTGTTCAGGAAGTAATTATTGCAGTTGATGATATAAATTCATGGAGAAAAGCAGCATACAAAAGATATAAGGAGTCAAGAAAGAAAAAGAAAAAAAATTCAAAGGTTGATTGGGATACACTCTATGCAATGATGAATGACTTAGCTTCAGAGCTAAAGCATTACATGCCTTTTAAAGTCTTGAAAGTAAAATCTGCTGAAGCAGATGATATAATTGGAATATTAACTCCTAAGTTAAAAAATCCATGTGTCATAATTGCAAGAGATGAAGATTACTTTCAATTATTTGGAAAGAAAAAAAATTTAAGAGTATATGACCCGATTTCACAAGTCCTTTATAGTCCAGATGATTTTGAAGACATAAAGGATTTTTTATTACAACTTATCTTTTGTGGACAAGCAAAAGATGATATTCCAAATATTATTACTCCTAATGATTGGGGTCTGACAAAACTTACTGAAGGTAAAAGAAGACCTGGTTTTGGAGAAAAAAGCTTTGATAAAATAAAGCATGATATAAAAGGCTTTATAAACAAAGGACACACAAATAAAATCTATGGTAAAGTTGATTTGCATCAAACTTTAAAAAGAAATAGACTCTTAATAGATTTTGATAAAATCCCAAATACTATTATAACTAGAATTATAGATTGCTATAATGCTAGCTATAATGTCCCTCCAATAGATAACATCTACCTATTCTTTGAAAAACATAAAATGAGATCATTCATAGACGATATCCATAGAGTTGAACAAAAGCTACAGATATTGTTTTAAGGGGTATCAATGGCTGAACCAGAAGCACAAGAAGAAAAAAGAATTATAGAAGTCACCATTGGATTTAATGTCAATAAAGAAGAAATAGAATATATTAAATCAGATTTTTTTGATGATGCATATGGCTATAAAGACCCTACCGGATATACAGCTAAATTAATCCAAATGGGACTAGAAAAATGGATAAGAGAAAAGATAGGTATATTTTGTCCTGAATGTGATGCTGCATTAGAAGAAGATTGGATATATTGTCCAAGTTGTGGATGGAATTCAAGTGATGAAGAATGATAATTTGAAGAATGATAATTTCTTATCTGATATCGAAAAAGATATTAGTGGAGATTGGAAACAAATTCAAACTGATCTTCAAACTCAAGAGAAAAGAGAATTTCTAAAAGAAAATCCTGAAGTACCCAATATTTCTTATAAAGATTTTTATAGATTAATAGTTGATATTTTTTATTCATTTAGAAAGGATAGAGATGGATATGATGGATTTTATTTGAGAGTAATTCATATCTTGGAAGATGTATTTTTTCGTAATTTTAGAATGAATGATAGCAACAGAAAAATGCCAAAAGCATTTGAACAGGTATGGGATATTTTTTGTGATCATTCAGAGTATAAATTTGCTACTTCACTTTGTAATAGATGTAATGCACGATATGATATTATATACAAAGAGGAAAGAAATTTTCGTTTTTATGTGCCTAGAGGTAAAAACTATGGAACAATAAAAAGAAGTTCGATTGAAGTTCATTGTCCTTTATGTAGTTACCTTATATGTAGTTTTATGGGGGCTGAACTAGTTGGTATGTATCAGCATAAAAGAAAGGAAGAATAATGAAAACTGTTAGTGAAATAAAAGCAAAGATAGAAAAAATAGAAAGTGATGATAGACTAAAAGGAAAACCTGCTTTAGTTCATATTAATGCACCTTTAGCCTTGATTCAGTGTTCATTGCAAACTCAAATAGATATACTAAAATGGGTATTAGATAATGATGATGGGTAATTTCATATTATCAGGGAAGGGGGCATGAGTGAGAATTCAAATTTAATTTTTAAAAAAAGATATGCAATAAATGAAGAAGAAACATGGGAGCAATTATCAGTAAGAGTAGGAGCAGGTGGAGCACAAGTAGAAACAGATTTCAAAAAATGGACTGATGAATTTGCTGCTGATATTTTTAACATGAGATTTCTCCCCGGTGGGAGAATCCTTAGAAACGTAGGAAGACCAAGAGGGACATTATTTAACTGCTACGTGGAACCACTAGAAGATTCAATGAGACAGATTGGATTGTTTCAGATGAATTGTGGGGTTCTTTGGTCGGAAGGAGGTGGAGTAGGATGTAATGCATCCTTTTTAAGACCGGAAAATGCACCAATTATTCAAAAAGGTGGAGAATCTTCAGGGCCAATATCCTTCCTCAAATGGGCTAATGCAGGTGCTAATTGCATCAAAACAGGGGGATCAAGACGTGCTGCTGCATTAGCAATGATGAATGTCTCTCATCCCGATATCATAAAATTCATAAATGCAAAATTAGTTGATGGTGAATTAAACTGCTTCAATATTTCTGTTGGAGTTATTGAAGAATTTTTAGAAGCAGTTGAAGAAGATGGAAAATGGAATTTAACATGGAAAAACAAAACATGGAATACAGTTAGAGCAAGAGAAATTTGGGATTTAATTCTTTCCAACATGGTCAATGTTGCTGAACCTGGCCTTATCAATTGGGATAATTTAAGATCAAATAACTCCTATTATTTCGATCCTATCATTTCAACAAATCCGTGTGGAGAAGTACCATTAGGTGGTCATGGGGTTTGTTGCCTTGGAAGTCTAGTCCTACCTAATTTCATTACTGGCACAAGAAACACCAATTGGCAGTTAATGGAAAAAACAGTCCATAGTTCAGTTAGATTCTTAGATAATATAATCCAGATTAACAGATATGTAATTGATGATATCAAACAAAAAGCCTTTGATGGTAGACGAATTGGTTTAGGTATCATGGGATTGGCTGAATATCTATTTACCAAAGAAGTAAAATATGGATCACCTGAAGCTAATAGAGTCATTTCAAGACTCATGGAAAACATTAGAAACTATGCTTATGATGCTTCAATAAAATTAGCAGAAGAAAAAGAACCATTCCCAAAATTTGATACAAAGGAGTATTCCAAAGCACATTTTATAAAAAGTTTACCCGTTCCATTGAGAAGGGCAATTAAAAAACATGGTATCCGAAATGTTACCATTATGGCAGTTGCTCCCACTGGAACCATCTCACTCCTACCTGAAGTAACCTCAAGTATTGAACCATTACCGTTTAAAGCCTATATGAGACATGATGAAGTAAGTGATAGAGCTTATATTCATCCTATCTACCAAAAAATTATAATCAATAATGAAAAAACTCCTGATTGGTATGTTGACTCTACAGATTTATCTCCACAAGATCATTTCGAGACCCAAGTGAATGTTCAGAAGTATCTTGATGGAGCAGTATCTAAGACAATTAACTGTCCAAAAGGGTTTAAAGTAGAGCAATTGAGTGAATTACTCCTTGAATATATAAGAGACCTTAAAGGGGTTACATTATATGTTGATGGATCAAGAGAAGGGCAAATATTAAATCCAATAACCAAAAAAGAAGCAAAAAAATATCTAAATGAAGGGAAAATAATAGAAGAACAGATAGAACAAGAATGTGCTACAGGAACATGTGAAGTATAAGGAGTGTGATGAGAAAAGTTGTATCTACCGTGGAGGGATTTACTTTCTTTATTGGTGAAAAAAAATTAAAAAATGATCAAGGCAAATATATAGGAAAAGAAGACTATTGTTATTATTTCGAAACAGGCAAGCAAATGTCTGGTTCAAAAATAGCTGAATCTCTTAAGATTTCAAGAAGTGCTGTATCCCAATCACTGAAAAGATCATTAAGAACTATATATCATGTTTTAAAAAAAAGGAATAAATTACTATCACCTGTAGAAATAATGCTGTTAATGACGGAAATACTTGAGATTGAAACAGAAGCACAATATATTAAGCTTTTTAATATGTTGCCGACTAAAATAAAGGGAGAAGTTTGTAAAGATGCATTCAGAGAGTTTAGAGAATCAAGACAGTTCTATAAAAATTAAATTGTGTACCCTTTGTTTTAATTGTAAGAAAAAAAGTAATAAAATATATTGTAAATTGGGAGTATGGAAAGAAGTAGATAATGGCAGATCAATTTTATATACTCCATATGATTTTGGTTGTAATCAATGGGAAGAATAAATGGATTTACAATTTGTCACTCAATTTATGTTACAGCATTTTGAACAAACTATAGTTAGTAGAGGGGGTACTCACTTTCTAGCCAGATGTTTGCTTTGTGGAGATAGTAGAAAAAACAAATATAAGAAACGATTTAATCTTGATTATAACAATGGTGTTCCTGGCTATCATTGCTTCAATTGTGGTAAGAAAGGAAATTTCATTGAAATATATTCGATTGTAAAAGGCATTAGTTATGATGATGCTAAAGAAGAACTTTATAAAAAAACATGGCAAGATAAAGAATTAAAGGATAAGTTAGAAAAATATCATGATAAAATTCGAAATCCTAATTTAATTAAACAACCCGAAGAAGAAAATTTTAATTGGATACAAGATAAGAGTTTTACTATCCATGATGAAGAAAATAGATATGTTAAAGCATTAAAAGCTTTTTATAAAAGTAGAAAAATTCCTGAAGTATATAAACTTTTTATATGCTATGAAGGCAGGTATAGGAATAGAATTATTGTACCTATTTTTAATAAAAATAATAACATAATTTATTTTCAAGCAAGACGAATTCCTAATAC